CGTTTCTTCCAATACTTGTTTGCCATTTCTTTCAATGTTTCGTCTTTATACCAAGGACGAACTTCTGCCAAAATAGGACAAGTTTCGCCAGTGCCATACATTTCAATACACGGTACTTGAACGACTATTTGTTTAATGTTAGAATCACCCTTGACACCATTGAACGGCAACTTAATTAGTTGACGCTCTACCCAAAAGAATGTGTTAGAGCTATTTGAATCTGGCAAAAAGCGAACTGTTGCCGTCGTGCCTTCATCAATGTTCCAATGGGGGTAGATAGAGTTATCTGATTGGGTATTAGAACCCTTGTTGTTTGATTTATTGTCTTGTGCCGCGATACGGGCACGAATGTCTGCTAATGATGCCATGATAATATTTCCTTATAAAATTGAGATGGTCTCGTTTTTTAATATTCGCTACTTCCCTATGAAGTAACTAACATTAGAGATAGTATAGCAAAACTATCTCTCAATGTCAATAGTATTTATCCCGTTTGTGGGTAAACACATTTTTTTCTACGGTTTTTTACCCTTTTATATAGGGTAGTCCGATTAGGTTATCTAACATACGTTCGTATGTTTTATCTAAACTTTCTTTAAACAATTCATCCTGATGTGATATTTCAACTGGTTGGCTAAACAATGTCATCTTAACTAGGTTTAGAAAAGCAGTCATTTTTGGTTCCGTCAATACAGGATCATTACCATCAAATATCTTTTTCAGATACCAGGCTTCATCCTGTATATCATATGATATTTGTCCATCACCATATGTAGGACTTTTTCTGCCTAGTTCATTTCTGAATTTACCTTTGAACAAGGTAATTAAAATATTTAGGTGATCTCTCATCCAATCATTAAAATCAGGATCACCCCAATCTTTATATATCTTAGGAGGTGCCTTATCATCTGGGTACTCAACTAGTTGAGTAGATTCAGCCAATTTATCAATTTCGGTTCCCTTTAATATGTTATCAAGGTCTTTACTCGCCCTGGCATATTGAGGAGGTCGTGACGAAGTGGATGCTTTATCCAATGCAGTTCTTGCTAGCTCACCTGCATCAACGTGTGGTTGACTTCCCTTAGGACTAATTGGTGTTACTGGTTTTTTGATTGACTTAGATGCAGTTGGTGTTACTGGTTTTTCGGTTGAATTAATTGCAGATGTATCTGTATTGGGTAGTTCAAGCGGTGTAGGTATCGCATTCGGGTCTACATCAGCCGTAGTGTCATTGTATATTTGCTTAATCACATTCAATATGTTACGAGCCTCTTCAGCATCATTCTTTATTTCTGACGTTGTGTTATTCATTTCTTTTTCAAAGTTATCAATTGTACGTTGATATCCAGCAACAATGTCTGCATACTTTTTAAGCGCACTGGCATTCTTATCAAATTGACTTGTATTCCTTGCAAGACTCTTTACAAATCTACGTTCTTTTGCTTCTAATTCACCCTGTGTTTGTTTTAATTTCTTATCAAGTTCATTAAACTGAGCATCACCCAAAGATTGTTTTTCCTGAACACTTGCTATTAATGCTTGTAATTTATTAACGTCTTTATCTTCAGCGGCAGGGTTATTAACTAACTCTTTAATTTGTGTTTCTAATTTTTTAAACTTCTCTGGATCCATACCAGGTTTAGATTTTAATAGTTGTAAATCTTTTTGAAGTTTCTCTAACTCATCAGCACTTATTTTTGCTTTTTCTTGTCTATCTGCACTACCAGTAGTTAATGTACCACTTAGTTGTTTTAATCTTTCAACTTCACGGTCAGTCTCTTGTGCTTGTTCTTCATAATCTTGTAACTCTTGCCCAATAGACTTAATAGCATTCTGTTGAGTATTGATTAGATTATTTTGTGCCGCGTCAGTTTTCTGTTGTTGCACAGCCTTATCAGCTATGTATAAAGATAGAGCTTGCTGGCTATCATAGCCAGGAAACCTCAACTTAGCCCGTTGCATTAAATCGTTATCTAACGATAATGCAGGGCCACTTGGTGCTTCTCTTAACAATGACGAAATTTTCATATTAAATTATCTACTCACTAAACGTCTAATAGTATCTAAGTCGTCTTGACCTTCTTTTACAGGTTTTTCTTTATCACTGTATTCAGCACGAATGTTTTGCATTGTTTTCTCACTAGCATGTTTTTGTCCAGCGGCACGTAGTTTATCCATACCTTTTTTACCGTACTTCTTAATACCAAAAGATGCTTGTAGTGCGCTTTCTTCAATATCATCTTCAACGATATCTGAATCATCATTTGGTTTAGCCATACTAGGTTTACCGTGTTGTGATCCTGCAGGAGCACCTACATCTTTTTGTATCTTTTTTAATAGTTCTTCATCACTACCATGACCCAATTTATCTAATACTTTACCACCAAAAGTCTTGATAGCATCTTTAACTTTATCAAACATACCTTCATCTGTACTCATTAAATCTGATTCTTGTAAACCGTTTTGTTTTAATATGTTAGTAATCTTAAAATATATATTTTTTACTTGGCTTCGTATCTCTGGGCTCATACCATCCGGAGTAGCATACCTCATTACTTTTTCTAACATAGCTAATTGATTTTTAAGTTCTTGTGCATCATCATATGATACTTTTAAATCAGGTACTCGCTTGATATCATAACCAAATACTCTGGCTTCATCCATATCTTCTTCTTTAAAGATACCCAAATCTTTTCCGCCTTTAGTAAAGTTACCAGCCGGGTCGTTAGGATTACTTCTTGCTAATTCTTTTGCTTTAACATCAAACTCAGGCTTCTTGCCAGTTGGTGTTATACCTGCATCTTTTTGTAATTTTTTAATTAGGTCTTCTTCGTTTCCACCGGTTACAAATTTATCAACTGCTTTAACACCTTTTTTAACTGTGTCCATTATACCTTCGTCTACACCACCTAATTTACGTTCTACTTGTTTGATCCAACCACTAACATCACTTGAACCAATTTCTTCAACATCACCTACAAAATCTACAACGTCATCAATTGCTTGATTAATTGCTACAGGTCCATACTTCTTTAACAGGTCAATACGTTGGTTTATGATTCTACGAGTAATAGCACTTGCTACCGGATTGTGTTCTTCATCTTCCGATTCTTCTAAATCAAATGCTTTTAAATTCTTAGCATCTGTTCTTACATTGTGTCCAAGTGTTTCAGCACCAGGAGCTTCTGTTAAACTATCAGCCCATTCACTTAATTCATTAACTTCTTTCATCTCTGCTACTTTCTTCTGTAGCTTATTCAATATTGGCATTACACTTTCAATACGTGGATCTAATGTTTCTTGTACAAACAACTCATTCAAGTTTGTTTCTTCAGTTTCATCTTCCATCAATGATGGTGTCCAGCTTTCAAAGTAACTATTATAACCACGATGACCAGTCATTCTACTTAATGTTTCACGTAGACCTTGATAGTGATTGATACCTTCATTCACTAGTCGTTGTGCAGATTCATTGAACTGACCATTACGTGTAGCACGAACAAACGCACCCATCTTTTGATATTCTTCTACCAAACTTGTAACGTGATTCCAACGCTCACCGTGTGGCTTATCACCTTCAGCAATCAGTCGACCATATACTCTAGCAACACCTGGCTTGATAGTTGGAGCTAAGAAACGTTCACCTTCACTATTCTCTAAAAAGATTTTAGCAATATTACGATAACGTTGCTCACCTTCTTCAATTTGGCGAGTGTGCTGTATTACAATCTTTACATTTGGCACAGCATCATTATAACTTGCTTTTTTACCCATTGGGTAGTAACCTTCAGATATTTTTTCTTGCTTTTTCATATATTCCCTTTTTGCCATATCGTGTTTCAAATGGTCAATATTCTTTAATTCAAAACTCAATTGATATTTCTGTGAGAAACGTTTCAATTGATTTAATACTTTATACCAAGATTCATCTTCACCATGGCTTTCCTCTTTTTCGCTATCAGCTACATCATCACTAAAATATACACATAACTTATGCAATCCATCAATAGAGATAGTTACTTTGCCGTAATCTTCTCCGTCTTTGATGAAGTTGAATTGGAATACTTCTGCTTCTTCAGGAGTAGGAATTTCCTTACCTGAGGTATCTAGCATGGTAGGATCAAACCCTTTACTGTGTAAAAGGTCAAATAATGAGCGATTTAATGATTCTGTATTTTTTGGCATAATGTATTTATCTAACTTTAACCCATAACAGCATAGAAGGGCAATGGCATTATAACTTCATTATGGTCACGAATTTGATTCTCTAAATCATAATGAAAGTCACTTAATTGTTGTAGCATACGTGTTACTAATAAACTAGCCATAATCAAGTCATCTGTATCACCAATTTTTGCGGCATAACTGCCACCGTGTGCTACAAATGCTTTTAATTCACTTATAAGACTACGACTATTTACAGTCATTTTCTTACTCTCAACCAATGTTTTAAACTTAGCACAACTTGCTAGTTTACTCTTGTTAGTTGTATTGAATCCTCTACGTCCCTTACCTACTTCACTGATAAAGATTCCAGGGATATTGCTTTCTCCGTATTCGTTTAATGATACGATGGCGGCTTCCCCGATTCCATTACATTCAATACTGTAATAAATGTTGTTAGGTTCATTAGTACACTCTGCTATATGTTTGTTTATCTGTGCTAATAGTTTAATCTGACTAGGTATATCCGTTTTGTTGTGTTTCCATTCACCAACTTGAGTAGTAGTGTTTGCCTCAAAGATTTGAATAGCCGACGGGTCGCCACCTGTACCAAGACTTGGATCTAATCCTACGCAATAGATATTTCCTTTAAAAGGTTTCTTATACCAACGAACTTGACCTATGCGACTAACAGGTTCTATACCTTCCATAGCTATCAGTGTGTTTGGATTAATCAATGTCTCATCAGCAATAATGAACTCGCAGCCAATCTCTCGGTTGAAACGATCTTCACCAAGCTGTGACTTCATCTCGGCTGCCCACTTATCATCCCTACCAGGTTGTTCACTCCAATGCGCTCTATACGCTCTGAATCCGTTAACTCCCACTTCAGTAGTGTTACCAAAATCATCTTCAGTCTTATTAGCACCTTTCCAAATATAAGCAAACTGATCCTCATCACTGTTTGGAGTAGAAGTAATAATTGCTTTACCACCAGTACTTAATGTAGGAGTAATAGCTGTCCAAAATTCTTTAGCGATACTTGGTCTAACAAATGCAAACTCATCTAAGTATAATAATGTAATAGACATACCACGACCAGTATTTTCAGTAGTTGTTGCACTAACAATACGACTACCATTCTCAAAGTCTAATGAGCCTTTGTTGTATGTGGTTACACCTGCTTTAATATGATCGGGGCAGTTTTCATATGCATAACGAATACGTTGCATAATCTCCTGAGCACCTGTGTATTTGTGTGCCGCAACCAATATCGTACTGTCTGGAACAAACATTGCGTACCAAAGTAAATATCCTGCGGCTGAAGTTGACTTACCAGACTGACGTGGCATCAAGCTAATTGAAAATCTATAATTATGATAGGTTTCAATCAATCGTTTCTGATAACCCCATGGATGATAAACCATACTACCTTTAGTAGGGTGCTGTATCATAAAAAAGTTATCCATAAAGTATAGATAACCTGTATCTGGGTCACAGCATTTGATAAAATCCTGTAGTTCTTTATCAGTTTTGAAAACTGTTTTAGTATAAGGATTCTTTACTAATGAAGGTGTATTACTCATAGTGAGTATTTATATCCGTAAAAAAACGGCAGAGCCGTTTTTCTTATTTGATATCTAACGGTCTTGCTTTTGTAGCTAGTACACAGTAATATTTTTCTTTGGATGTTGCTAATTCACCGCTACTATTTGGTACTTGAATATCAAATTCTAAATTGTTAAAGAAATCAATATTGAATCCACAACGTGATAACAATGCTGCCAATTGTTGTTCACCCAATATACTGTAATGGTTCAAATTCCATTCGTGTCTGCGGTCACAGTTTGGTGCGGGAACTTCAATGTAAATTTTACCACCTTGTTTTAAAACACGATTGTATTCCATTATACTAAAGATAGGATATGGACTGTGTTCTAGTGCGTGGCGTAAAAAGATGAAGTCAACACTTTCATCAAAGTATCCGTCTTTTTGTGGGAGAAAGCTTAAATCATATTTTGCAATTTTATGACCTTTATCTTCACAAATCTTAATATCGCCGGGACTTAATGTAACTCCGGTAACGTCTGTATAGTTGCGAGTTTTCATCTCATCCAAGAAATAGCCCGGGCCACATCCCAAATCTAATATTTTACTATTTTTTGGTAAGTTAATCGGGTCTATGTATTTTAGAACTACTTCTTTGGTAAGATTTTCGTGCATTGGGCTGTTACCCTCATCATAGATGTGTGCGGTATATAACCATTCGTTGTAGAATTTTAATTTAATTAAGTCGAGGGTAGTGTTGATATCAATCATTGAGCTTCCTGTAATTTGATATAATTACTTATTCTCAGAACAGGTGCTGAAATTATTTTCTTTTGTAACCTTTAAAAGGTTTAACTATGCTTTGACTATTTGTATCGGGTAATTCTTCACTATCCATATTACCATTATTTAAATCTTTGTACTCTAAATCGACGGCTTTATATGCCAACTTAAGCATATCTTGTTCTTCTTTGGTGTAGGGATGTGCAGTGTTATGTTTGCCTACCCAACTTTCACTATCCATTTCAATTGGGTTTACTCCGTCACTACTTGCAACAGCCATCATTAAACGATTTAAATCATATATTCTGTCATAACTATCTATTTTCTTTGAGAAAATATTTAATCCGCGGCTGGCTTGTTGTTGACGTTTAGATATTTTGCCGACTGTAGATTCAGATATAAATTCATTTGCTCTCATTTTCTTTTATATCCCTTAAAAGCTTTGAGTGGACTAACTATACCGGTATCAGGGGTTTCTTCACTGTCTTTGCTGGTAACTAATATTTTACCTGAAAGACCCATTTCCCTTAAGGCAAAATCAATATCTTCTTCAACACCTGTGTGCATGTATCCGGACACTAATTGATTCTCTCCCCAAACAGACTCTTTATCCATTTTAGGTATATCTCCATTACGAGCGGCCCTTGCCCCTGCCAATGCAACAACAAATCTATATTGTAAATATGCATTTTGATTTTGCAATTCTGGTATTACCCAAGTAGCAGGCATTGGTTTAGTAATCCTGTCAGGCAAATTATTTTGCTCAGTTATAAACTCTTTTGCTCTCATTTAATTTTCTGTAGTTAAAATATCATTGTCTTGTGTGCCTAACACAGAATCAACATATCCATTAAGAGCAATATCAACACCCGGTGTGATTTCACCGATGAATGTAACCTGAGATGCTATAAAGTGTAGTATGAATGTATTTGCAATTGGGTTAGCAAGAATTCTAACATTACCACCAGTTACATCCATATCGTATCTAGTCAATGCAGTACCTGCAAAAGTCATAGCATAACCAGTAAACTTTACTGCGTCATTGTTATTTGTAAGTTGTGCCGAAATAGTAATATCCTGACTATTAGGAGTTCCCGGATCACTTGACCGAATTTGAAACATACCTTGCGTAAAGGCATTTGCTGGGTATTCATATATAACTTGACCAGCAGTTAATCCGCTTGTATAAACGTTACTTGTATTAACAGTAGTAAAGAATAAATTACTAAAATTATTGTTAATCTTACCAAATGCTACACGTAATGGATCTCCTAAACCATCGTTAGGAGTTATACCAATTTGAATATATTCTTGTGCTCCGTAAGGTCCTTCTGTAGTACTGAATGATAACAACTGCGGTTCAACTGGAGTAGCTTCAACCAGTTGTGTTGTATTAAATATAACTTGACCAATATTTAAAATATTCTGTGTGCCACCGTTATTAGATACGTTACCTTCGGGAAATTGTGAGGAGTCAATCAACTCTACATTGGCACCTATTGTAGTGAATAAGTTAGCAAAATTGTTGTTAATTTTATCAAATGCTAAACGAAGTGGATCACCGGAACCATCGTTCGGTATCTCACCTGTTTCAATAACTTCTTGTGTCATTATAATTCCTAGACTATAATGTATTTATCAGAAGCCTAACCAATTCTTCTTTGGTGGTTCTATGGTAATTTGAGTTTTACTACGCTGAATCTCTTGTAAAGCACGTATTGCTTCTAATTTAATCTGATTGTCTGCACTTTTAGTCATATCAATCAATACTGAAATCCTTGCGGCTTCACTCATTGTAGCATCTCTGCTTATAGATTTTTGTGCTTCTAAATATAACTCAAAGTCTTTATTAGTCGCACACCCAGCAAGCAATACACTCAATAATATAAAATACTTCATAATATGCTATTATTTTGCGTTATCAAATATCTTTTTCTGTTCGTTATACCAATCTTGCCATCCATCTACTTTGGTCGAACATTCGTGATAAAGTGAATAGTTATATACAATAACTTTAAGCATCTCTGTAATAGCTACCTTATCACCCTCAATCTTTTTAAGACTTTCGCATTTTTTCATTAGTTCAGTCGTAGCATTAGGGAACTTTTGTTTTACTGGAACAGTAGTTGTGCAACCAGTTAATAATAAAATAATTAGTAGATATTTCATTTAGTAGCCGCCTTATTCAACTCAGTAGCTTGATTATGTAAGTCTATAATTTCTTTGGGCACTGGACAATTTTCAATATACTTGATAATTTCCTCTTTTTTGACTACTTCTTTATCAATGTACTTGATAACATCACGACCTTTTTCACGAATTACTTTGGTCTTTTCTACAATCTTTTCTTGAATCTCAATGTTTGTATTAGCGGATAGTGCTTCAGCTTGAGCTACCCTAGCCTCCATCTCTTTGACTTTAAGTTCCCACTCTTTATTTTCAGCTAAGCCGCCCTCAAGATAGACGGCAAAAACAAGTACAACAATACTACAAATTTGTATAGCAAATTGATATGTTTTGACAAAAGGAATGAATCCTAGGACGAATCCTGCGATTGTGCCCAAAATACCTAATATAAAAATTATATGTATTGCGGCGTCGGGTAGTATTGATAGTATCCACATAGTATCCTTATTTATCGTTGAATTGTTACTCTTTTACCATATACTTGGGGGATGCTAAATCAGACCTGCAATAGCACATATCATAGGTACAAGTAACATAATCATTTTGAAATTTTAAGTCACTGTCATTTATGTTGGCAACATTGCCTTCCCCGCAAACACCCCTACGAATATCATCACCTTCAAGTTTTATATAGTATTTGCCATTAGCACATTTCCAATTTTTAAATTTTGGCCTATTATTTTTTAAAAAGGTTTGTGCTCTCATTTCTTCAACGGAACCGTCATCATATTCTACTTTTAGAAAAGTATGCCACAAATGTAATTTTTCAGGAATATCACATAATTTTTTATTTTGTCTTAAAATTCCAGGACTCATTGTAGATTTTTTTATTTTTTCTTGTTGAGTGTTTGTGTACATCAAGTTTATGTCATACTCTTTAATAATCATTGATTTTAATGAGATAACTGCACCTGTATTTTCAATTAAATAATCATATGCTTCACACGCGGATTCAAGTGTGCCTAACACATGAGTAACAACACATATCGTTTCAGTTGGAGAGTCTAAAAACAAATTCATAACTTCAGCGTTGTGTTTATAGTCAGCTTTTTGTTCTGAGTGATGCGTTATATACAATGCATCTAACACATTACTTTCTTTTAACTCTTTCCACCACCTCATCGTGCGAGAACCATTGCTTAGTACGCTAGTGTATGCCCCTTTTGATTTAATATAGGTTAACAACTCTATTAGTTCAGGATAAAGCGTGGGCTCTCCTCCCGTCAATTGGACCCAATATGGCATGCCATCACATATACTGTACAACCTATCAAATCGTTCTTTGTATTCTTCTAAGGATAGCCACCGAACGCTACCGTCTTTATTATCATCAAAGCAAAAACTACAATTATAATTACATACATTGTGTATTTTCCACTCAATTACCCTATATTCGGGTGCATCTGCTCGTTCTAATTTTATGGGTGTTTTGTTCATTCTTTATTTATAGAAATTTACAACCTTACTAGTAATATATTCTATTTCATGATCGGTTAATTCAGGATACATGGGTAGACTTAATACTCCCCTACTTAACATCACACTGGTAGATAATAAATCCGGCTTTGTTAAACTCTTACCAGTGGGTAAATCCCCTAGTACATATTCA